TGTCACCTTCAATTCTCATGTCATCAATGATGTTTCCTATGTCACTTACGCTGACTTCCAGGCAGGAGTACAACAAGCAGCATCAGAAGGTGCAAAACGTGGAGAAATGTCAACCTTAAGAAGGTTACAAAGCAGTCCTTCTACTAGAAACAAAGTAGGTATTCGATGAGTAACGTTGCCGTTGGAAACTTCCTAACTTTAAAGGGAGGATCAAGTAATAATGTTGTTTATAGGTATCAGAACTTCTTTATTGGAGAAGAGGTTTCTTATGACAGTGCTACTTACCTCTTTCTTCCTTTCGGATTTTCAGGGGTAGCTGTCAACAGAAACGGAGATGGTACAGACGCAAGCTTGGTTTTACCAAATAATCCAGAGTCAGGAAGTTATGGAGAAATAAGCCGAGGATGGGCTGATGAAGCCTTAAGAAAAACTTGGAACGTCCATGTAAGGACATTAATTGTTGATCCTGATGACAAGACCTCTTTCAGTCTTCTCTGTCAGTACTACGGACAAGTTTCTACAGGTGGATGGAATAACACTCAAGTTGTTCTAACTATTAATAGTGTTTTAGATGCAGTTGGCTCTGATGTGCCACAACGGCAATTAACGCAGAGAATGGTAGGAGATATTCCACCAACCAGTAGTGTCAGACTGCAATGACCTCATCGGCCTCAAATATCAACTCGGTGCTGACGGAAGTTCCGGCACTATAGATTGCATACACCTCTGCTATGCCGCCTTCGATAGGCTCGGAATCATCGCACCACCTTTCAACCATGCTTGGTATAAGGCCAGCAGAAGAGATATTCTCAGGGATCTCTATGAAGGTTTCGTCAGAGTTCATAAGCCTAGGTACACTGATGGAGACTTACTACTTATACCTCAAAATTCATGGGCGTTCGGGGTGATATGGAATCAAGGGGTTCTTTATATAGAACCTGTAACGGAAAGAGTCCAGTGGTCTACCACTCGAAGCTTTACGACGCTCCATTGCTTCCGTTCGAAAAACAGCTTATAAAAAGTATTGGTGCGACTGAAGAAGAATACCGAGCATTAGTTACTGAAGCACTTCAAAGATCAAAAGTCAGACCTGCTGGATATGAACACATTCCAGACATTCAGGCTGGCCCTGCTGTAGCTGCCTGGTGGGCCGTTAATTGGGTAGGTGTTGTAATTGGCGTGTCACTTACAGTTATCTCTTATTTATTAACACCGAAGCCTAAAAAACCTGACTCTACTTCTAGCAGACAGTTAGGTAATATCAATCAGTCTGGTCGTTTTAATCCTACTTTTGGTTTTGATTCTGTTGCTGAACTAGGAAATTTTAACGATCCAATTCCTATTATTTTTGGTAATGCTATTTATGAGAATAATATTTATCAAGAAGGAGGAATTTTAGTTACTCCAAGATTAGTTTGGTCTCGAATGTATTCATGGGGGACACAACAATCAGTTAAACAATTATATGTTGTGGGAGAACAAGGTTATGAAGATGGTGCAGGGCCTGATGGAATCTTTAGACCAGAGCTAGCTGGGATCTTCTTGGGAAATAATGCATTAGATTCTATTTATGAGTCTTCTTTTGCGTTTTATTGGAAAAGGAATAGTTCATTACAAGAGAGCAGGATAAGAGCTGGTAATTTTCATTATGGTTCAAGAGGAGAAAGATATACCGGAGACCCTGACACTAATGATGATGTTTTTCTTTGTCCAACAAAAGATGGAGATAAAGAAGAAGGCTTCTCAGCCGTTCATAGTTTAAGTAATAACTCTGAATTCGGATGCTTTTCACCAATAGCTAATGGCACTTCTTATTTGCTTAACTGGAGAATTATACCGATTTTAAATGTTAAAGGAGAGGACGACCCAGGGGATCAAAATGCGTATGAGAGGCTGAAGATATCAGGTGCTTTAAAGGAAGACGGAACGCCAGTAAATATACAAGACCAAAACAAGAAGGGAATGGCTGGAACGGGAAGGGCTTATAGCAGAAGGATGGGTATTGTTAAATTAACAAGTGGGTCAACAGAATACACAGCGTCAACTGTACAGAAAAATGTAATTGTAAATGCACAGAAAGATGATGAAATTACATTTAAGATTGCGCCTGGAGGAGATGACAATAAGATCCCTAAAGAATTTTATGCTGGTGGCAAAGTAAAAGTTGACGATATAAATAGTACTATTGATGAAATAAATGAGGCAGCAGATGATCAATTACAATTAGGGGAATTATTTCAAATAGGACGAACATATTGGCAAGTAACTAAAAGATTCTTGCCACGTTGGAAGTCTGATGTAGCAGCAGCTCAATATATAACTCTTAAATGTATCGACACAGATGGAGCAGAGGGTACAAGTGATGAGATAGGGATTGTTTCAGAAGACATTATTAACCCTGCTGCTCATTACCACGGAGATAGACCTCATGCTGGGAATCTCCCAGGGGCCGGATTCTTTCCTTTAATGAGATACTCTCAGGCAGTCATCCGTACAACTAGAGCGTGTGAAGTAGTAGAAATTGGAATAAGAAGTCGTGTCTACCAACAATTAAATGGCTTATGTAATTTTCAAACCCTTCCAACCCCTGCAGAATTAAACAAGGCAGATGGTGACAAGATTGGACTCCAAAGTGGAACGGTAAGTGCCTTTATAAAAAGGGCTTCAAGTTTTGTTGTAATGGTTCGAAAAGCAGGAAAAGATTCTGCAGGGAATTTGTACAATTGGCAGCAGTTAGGAGTTAGTTTTGTTGTCATAGGAAGTAGAGCTATAGATGCTTACAACTGGATAAGGATTAAGAATCCAGAGAAAGGGATGTATGAATATCAAATAAAACCAAAATCAGGAGCAAATATACATAGAAATTCGGACACAAAACCTTTTATCTCTCTAAAGGCTTCAGCTGATGACGATGCATTAATTAGTAGAACTACAACTTTGCCAGGTATCGGAACTTTTGTAGTAACGACAAGAGGACAAGTAATAGAAAAGAGGGAATTTAAGCGTAATAAAGAATTCATGAATAATGCTGTAATAACTTCAAACACTGAAGACAAAGGGAAGCCAAATGCTGTAAGTATTGCTAATAAATATCCAATATTGACTGGGGCAACAGTCAAGAGAATAACTGGGTTTGCGTTTGTAGAAAATGATGGAACACCTGCTCATTCTTCTAGACCAGGAGGTAGACATGGAGCGTTTTTCTGGGAGATATTTGGAAGTGCAGCGAGCAGCTCAACTCCAGAAGGCGGAATAAAAAGACAATGGGTTAAAGAATCAGTTGGAGGGAAGGAATTAAATATTGAATATGTAGCAAAGAAAGTTGCTTCTCCTGGTCATTTCAGTGGAGAAAGCCATCGTTGGGCTTGTACAGGAGACAGTGATTATCCTGATACTGGTTACTTCGTAAGACCACCAGGAGGTGAGTGGAATGTTGGAGATGAATTAACAATTTGCAGGACTTTAACTGGAAGTAATCCTTATAAAGAAAGATCTGGTTATCCAGATTTAACTCAAGCATGTGTAAAACTTCGTGTTACTTCGACTGCTGATGACTCACATACTCTGGGTAAATCACATGCCTTACGTTGGGAGGTATTTGGAGATCCAGCGGGTTTAAGCCCAGGCTACACAAAAACTATTACTATCTCGGATCTAACAGGTTTAAAGCTAAAAATGACGAGCACTGTTTTTGCTCACGATCAAGCAATTTGGCCTGGAGTTGCTAACAGTTGGACCGCAGCGACCGCTATTACTGTTGTAAATGATAGTGACACTACTGCATCTTGGGTAGAAGGAGATACTGTTGATTATAAAAAGACAGTTTCCGCTGGAAACCCGTTCAGAGTTGCAGGGACACAAGTTGGTTATCAGTTCAGCATTGATGAATTAGATGCGGATACTGTGACTGAGTACAGCGACTCGGCAGATCGTATATTTGAAGGGCAAAGTCAATATGCTGACTTAAGTTTATATGGGGATAGTTTGGTTCAAAAATCTAATTTAACTAATCCAGAACATACCGTTTCATATGTGAATGAAATGGTGAGCAATCCAGACGATCAAATACCTAATTATGACAAGATGACTATATCTGGATTTTCCTTAAAGGCTGGAAGAAGCTTTAGCCAGATGGATCAAATAAGAATGTGGCTAAAAGAAGGTTTGCACGTAAGGAACTTACATCCTGACGATAGTAATGTTATTGGGCCTAGTAATTTATTTACAGATCTTGTTTATTACTTACTAACAGATGAAGTTGCAGGTACAGGTAGAATTTTAGGTATAAATGATTCTTCAAGTGAATTATTAGTAGAGAAGGCTGATTTAGCAGAGACAGCAAAATTCCTTAGAACAAATAAACTCTTCTGTAATGGAGCGATTACAAGTCCTACAAGCGTCAGAACTTTTATATCTCAAACAGCCCCT